AGCGGTCAAGTGTTATGGGTATCAATAGATGGTAAGTATCAATATCCAACACCTATCTATGACGCTGCTATTACAGAGATTAGCACCGATGAAGGGTTGGGTAATATCAAGTACCGCAATGTACGCAATAACTTCCTTATTGCTTGTATGCTTGTGGCAAAGAAAGGCGCACCTAATATTAATGAGGACGGCGAAGAAGAAGAACGCCAGATGATTAGCGATGAGGACTTGGCGGCTTTTCAGGGTGACACACGAGGGTCTAAAATCCTTTATGTAGAGTTGGAAAACAACGAGGATAAACCAGAGGTGCTGCCATTCCCGACGAGAAACTTCGATAAGGAGTTCGCTACGACCGATGAGAGTGTGGTAGAGCGTATCTATGCGCAGTTTCACCAAGAGTTGTTCTATGCTATCCGTATCGGTAAACTCGGTTTCTCTGGTAATGTGATGCAAGACGCTTATGGATATTATGCTGGCGAGGTGACGAACGAACAACGCTTTATCGAGCGTGTGTTTAATAGAGTGTTTATGTGTTGGTATGACAAGACGATGCCGCAGAACTTTTCAATTCGTCCGCTGAAATACGTGTCAGCAGAGAGCAATAACAAGAGTAATGGAGAGTAAACACATCCTTTCGGTCGAGCGGTTCAAGGAATTAGCAAGACCAACATCTAAGCATATTGACGAGGGCGATGTTATGACGTTCGTCAGAGAGTGCGAAGAGATAAAGATTATACCTGCTATCGGTTTGGAGAGATTTAAGAAACTGCTTGACGACCCAGAGGATAGCAGCAATAAAACACTACTTGAAGGTGGAGAGTATAACGACAAGTGCGGTAAGCTAAAGCGATGCGTAGGATTGCAGACGGCTGTCGCATACTTCGTCTACGCTCATATGGTGATGGTTGATGGCGGTATGTTAACACGTACAGGATTGATGCAGCATAACGACAGCTATGCAAGTAGAGAGGACAATAAAAATAGAGTACGCTTGTACGATGACGCTATGAATACAGCTGAAACATACTTAAGCATGTGTTTAGCCTATATCAAGGCAATGGAGAGAGAAGATATAGAGCCTGTAAGAGGTACGAGAATAAGAATTCATGCTATAGGAGATTAAAAAATGACAAAAGTAGAAGACTTGCGCGTACTTGCGCAAACAATCAAAAATGAAACAAAAGTAGGTGGTAATACTGCCGAACGTGTAGGAAAGGCCTTTGAGGGCGTGGCTGACGCTATCGAGGGGGTAGAACAGATTAAAGAAATGGAAAAATCAGTCGATGCTGTCAAAGAAAAGTTAATTGAAAGTAAGAAAGCCATTGAAGATATGGTCAACGAGTTACCTATTACGCAGGAAACAGGAGACAGCGTTACTAAAGTGATGTCACAGAAGGCAGTGACAGATTTGATTCCAATTTGTGACGTGAGCAAAGATGAGACAACATACGCAGGAATTGAAGAATGCCTTACACATTTGGATAATGTTTTATCAGTAGAGCGGAAGAAAAATACAAAATTGATTTTATTCGCAAATAAAACAAATGAAATAGAGATATTCAATCGTGTAAGTTCCCAATGGAGTACAAGTCAAGAAGATTGGAAATCTATCGGAAATATTTCTGATATACAAGAAATATATGAAGCTATTGATGATATAAAAAGCAAAATAGAAGGAAGAGGTGTGTGGTTTGGAAATAAAATAGATTCTTCTAACGAAGCCGTAGAGAATCTAGGATATAAGGTAGAAAAGTCAGGCATTATAACTTTTATTGAGCTGAAAACAGTAAAGGCTGATAAAGATTTCCCTATTTATCTGAACAATACGCAGGTGTCTACAGTAAAGGTAGAATCTGGAGTAAACAAGATCAATGTAAATATACCTGTTAATACAGGTGACGTGTTAAGTGCAAAAAAACTGTGCTACAAGAATTGGGCTAACGGCAACGAGCTAAAATCATATAATTCACAAGGTACACAGGTAGACTATTCTGTATACTTACGAATATATGTTGAAACTGTTAAATCTCAGTTTGTAGATATTAACAAAAAAATTTCCGAACAAGGAGAATTTTTGAACGAAATGAGTGCGTTAATAGACAGTCTGAAAGGCGTATCGCAAGATTTTGGTAAAACTGTTGAATCGACTACTAAGGCTTCGTTGATTTTAGGCTACAAGTCAGAATTGTCTGGTCGCCTGACCGACTTAGATTTTTTCAACTGTGAAGAAACGAGCGACAAGATACTTTACATTAATTCTACGGAATATAACATAGGAAGATGCGAGGTCGGATTAATCCATAAAGATGTTGACATACCTATAAGCGAAGGTGATATTGTAGCATTGCAGAATCTCGCATATATTAACACTACAGGAGCCTATAACACTGCGGGGGCGTTGCAGCCTTATTCCGTACACCTTAGGTTTACAGTATTCTCTAAGCTTGGAAGAATTAAGGGTAACGAGATAAACTCTGAACACAACTACCGCTCTATAAGAGATATAGAGTATAGGTTATCCGATTTGCGAACAAAGAATCTTAACTCTTGTTGCAATCTCAAAGTGTCTTTAATTGGCGATTCAATCTCGACATATAAAGATTATACGGATGGATATCCAACTGCTTATCCTCAGCAGGACGTTAACGAAGTCTATAAGACATATTGGAATCTTATAATAAGCAAGATAGGTGCACGTCTTGATATCAATGCAGCATATTCTGGCTCAAGTATAACTACTAATCATGATAGATATTTTGGCGTCGGTCAAAGCTTTATTAATCGAGCTGATAAGCTTGGAAATCCACATATCATATTAGTACATGGGGGGACGAATGACAAAGAGTCCTCACAGGGAGATTATGATTATACAGATAGTGATTCTGAGAGTGATACATTTAGGCCAGCATTTGCACGATTGTTGAACAAGATAATAAAGACGTATCCATTAGCGTATGTTGTTGTTATAATCTCCTCCAATCTTGGTGCTGATTTTGCTGAATCCGAGAGAATGATATGTAAACATTATAATATAGATTATGTCGACATGTCTATAAGTAGTCGTTCGGAAACGGTAATTGACCATCCTAATGCTAAAGATATGGAGGATATAGCGAGTGCTGTGCTATCTAAAATTGATTTCACAAGAGTTTCGAGTGAATGTAAATCTATTTCTTTCTCTAAGACAAACAGACCTCACTCAAAAAACAGGCCTATCGGAGATATGATTTTCGATACAGATTTATGTAAGCCATTATGGTATGCTGGAAATAAACTGTGGGTTGACTCTGATGGTAATACTGTGGAAAATCCAGAGAAATATAAGTAAATTAATATTATAAATTAATTATTAATTTAGGATGAACAAGAATATCGTTAGATAATTGGCACAAATCTTACTGAGGAATATTCCTCAGTACTGATGTTTTAAGGGAAACAGTATGACAATGAAAACGGTATCAATAGTATATTATTATAGGAATGAGAAAGTTTTTTGAGTGGTTGGCTAAAGATGTAGATAAGGTTCTACACTTCGTTGTTTGTGTGTTTATTGTGCTTATAGCAACACGGCTTGACATGGTGATATTTCATCACAAACTCTGGCTTGCCGTGATGATTGGAGCACTGGTAGCAGTCATTGCTGGTTTCGTCAAGGAGACGTGGGATTTTTGCGATGGCGAGCAATTCGATATGAAGGACTTGCTCGCAGACGGAACAGGTGCATTTGCTGGAATGATACTGGCAGTAATATTAATGATATGAAGACTATGGATAGAGGAATAAGGAATACACTTTTAGGTGTATTAGGAACCGTGGTAGTAGCGTTTGTCGGAGCGTGGGTACAGCTTAATTCTCGCATATCTATCTTGGAAGTGCAGGTTAATAACGACCATCTGTTATATAATGAGAATAACAGGAAATCGCAGGATGATATGAAGGATATTAAGGAAAAGCTCGACGAGATTAATGTTAAGGTTACGCACCTTAACGATGTAAAAATGGACAGACCGGGAATGCAGAAAGGAGGTGACTTTTGAAGCGTCTAAAATCATTAAAAGAAAGATGGAAGGCAACGACACCTTTCTTTTTCAAGAGAATTATCTATGTAGGCTCTATCTTTAGCGGTGTTGCACTTGCTATTCATGTCGCATTGGTAGCCGGTAACGCCGTTGAGCCTCAATGGTGGCAGGATATTTATCCGTATTTAATCGGTATTCCTGCAGGTATGGCAGCGGTTGCGAAGTTAACAAAAGAATAGGAGATAAAAGAGTATGGCAAAATTAGATGTATTAGCACCTTTCATTTTCAGTTATGAAGGCGTTTACGGTAACGATCCTGTAGATAGAGGAGGAGCGACGAAGTATGGTGTTACGATAGGTACTTGGAAGATGCAAGGGTACGACAAAGACAGAGATGGAGATATCGACGTTGACGACTTGAAGGCTATAACCCTTGATGACGCTAAGATGATTATGCGTAAAAACTTCTGGAATAAGTGGCAAGCTGATGCCATTAAAGACCAGTCAATCGCTAACTGCTTGGTCGACTGGGTATGGGCTTCAGGAGTATACGGAATAAAGATACCACAGGCGAAGCTGGGTGTACTTGCTGATGGTGTGGTAGGTCCGAAGACGATTGCAGCACTGAACAGGCAAGACCCAAAAGAGTTCTTTGCGTGGCTGAAAGATAGAAGGAGGGAGTACCTTCAGAAGTTCGTACAGAATCAGCCTAAACAAAAGAAATTCCTACGAGGATGGTTGCGAAGGCTGGACGGCATTAAGTATGGTTCGCTCGTGTATAGCAATGGAAAGGAGGTGCGTTTCTAATGAAGAAGTTAATAGGAGTATTCTCTATAGTGGTGATAGCATGCTTACTTGTAGGCTGTAGAGCAACGAAACTCGTACAGACACAAATTGTACATGACAGCGTCTATAAAACAAGAGATAGTATAGTTATAAGGCTGATAAAGGATAGCGTCTCAGAGAGAGAAACAACGACTATTCAGACGAAGCACGATACTATCAATGGAACAGACACGGTATTTGTCATCCGTGAGAGAGTTGTAGACCGTTGGAGAGTACGTACAGACACTTTGAAGAAGGTAGTATATGTGAAAGCTGCACGAGATAGTATATATATCAAGCAGCCTGCACGGAAGACCAAAATAGAAAAAGAAAAGTCGCTACCATTGAAGATATTTGTAGCGTGTTTAGCGCTTTGGATATTAGGCTTCGTACACATTCGATTGAGAAGATAATACAAAATAGATTGTGTGATACAGGAAGAGTATCGCACAATCTTATTTTTATCAGTTTTCGTTTTTGTGGCGTTCAATTCTTTTCTGTGGTAACTTATATACCTGCAAGATTATCGAGTATTTGACGGAAAGCAACGTCGGCATGCTTTCTCATAATTTTTAGGTAGTTAAAAATCGGTCGGTTGTTCTTTACAGATTGTCCGATACAATACTCTAATACTTCGAGGCTAATACCGAGGTCGAAACCATGCTGAACAAATGATTTACGTGCTGTATAATAGCATACCTTTCGGTAATCTTGTATGTCGATATCCTTTGCAAGGCTCTTTATTGAGCGAGTGACATAGGCGAGAAAATTCTTATAAGAGAATTTATAACCGAAATCAAGCCTGCCAGTATTACGATTCATCCATTTGCTAATTAGTTCCTTTGCCTCTGGCTGGAGAGTGAAAGAAATACGTTTATCGGATAGTTTCATGTTACGAGACTTATGCCGAGTATATTCAAGAACAG